GTTTTGATTAGAGCATGAGCTATAGAGTCCGTCTTTGGGACGTCGCCTCCCGTTACTGTCATTTGAAGGTAAGTGTTTGTGATAAGGTCTCCATTGCGGGAGATAGTTGCAGATACACGGGAACCAAATCCTGGTGTTCCGTTGAATGTTTGTTGAATAGATTCCATGGCGAAGTTGGTGTGGCGACGGTATACCACTTTGAAGAAAGTGATGACGGGGTTGCCTGTAAGATACACATCTTGAGCTCCATAAGCGACAAGTTGCATAAGTCCTCCTCCCATTGTTTGTACAATAAGCAAAGAAAAAAAATTAGAGAAAATATTCAAACGATGTTTCAACACCAAATTTACAGATCAAGAGCTTATTGCCGATTTGATAGATATAGTATCAGAGTCAATACTACTATTTCCAGGATATGTGATTTCGGAGTTTAACATGTAAATATTTGGGTATTCATTGATAAATATGTCTATCGGTTTATGAAATTTATATTCAGAAATTAGAACAGAAGCTAATTTAGGGAAAATGATGTAACATTCACAACGCAACCAATGATTTCGTGGTATTTTCAGAGATACAAATTCATTTATGTTTTTCTTTCTGTAACATCCAAAGCCTCTGGGTCCTCCACCAAGAAATAAAGTTGAATCAATATTGAAAAAATTTGTAGATTCAATTTTGTGAAATATTTCATTAAAATTGAATTTAAATTGAGCATCGTCTTCGAAGATTACTATTGGTACATTTTTCTCAACACACAGATTCCATAAATCATAATGACTACGTGCACATCCATATGCTCCAGGAGACAAAAAAACATTTTCGTTTATTTTTCCTTCATAAGCATTGTATCGATTTACATTATTTAATGGAAAATTTTTCATAAATGTACTGAGACGATCTTTACGACGCTCAAGATTAATTACATATGCGGTCGTTTTATTTTCGTATTTTTCACCAGAAAAATGCTTCCAATTTGGGACAAATTTCATATATAATATATTCACTTTGTTATTCATAAATAATCCGAACTGACTTCAGACAAAGGTGTGGGGTGCCGGGTTGCATACGGTGACCAGAAAAATCAAAAGAATACAAAAAGTTTTCACTGCACTTAAGAGAAGTGATATCATAGTTAGCTGTCATCTTCAACATAATCTGCATAACCAATGAAAGATAATATGCGTTAGTATCTTCAATGTTTCTTAAAACCTATTGTAGTATGAGCTTAAAGATAAAGAAGTTTGATCCGCGGACTATAGACCCAAATAGGGTTTGTGTCTTCATAGGTAAACGTGGAACAGGCAAAACAACATTGGTGACAGATGTATTGTATCATAAGAGAAATATACCGGTCGGTTTAGTAATGTCAGGGACCGAAGAGGGAAATAGTTATTATCAAGATTATGTACCTGACCTCTTTGTATATTCAGAATATAAATCAGATGTAATAGAGAAGCTTATAAATAGACAAAAGAGGCTTTGTAAAGCAAAGACGCCGAATGCAGGAGCATTTGTTCTTATTGACGATTGTATGTACGATAAGAAGATGATAAGGGATAAATGGATACGAGGCATATTCATGAATGGAAGGCACTGGAAACTGTTCTTTATGTTGACTATGCAATATTGCATGGACCTTTCACCTGACCTAAGAGCAAATATAGATTATGTGTTCATCTTGCGAGAAAATATCATTCAAAACAGAGAAAAAATATATAAGAACTTCTTTGGCATCTTTCCGAATTTTGATTCATTTGCACAGGTTTTAGACACTTGCACAGAGAACTTTGAATGTTTGGTGTTAGATAATACATCAAAGAGTAACAAAATTGAAGATGTTGTATTTTGGTATAAAGCAAAACTTAGGCCAGAAAAGTTTCGTATAGGTGCTTCACAGTTTTGGAATTGTCATAAACAAAAATACAATCCAAACCATGACATATCTGAACCAATCGCTCCAACTGCAAAGCCAAAATCAGGTTTGGTTATTCATAAGAAAAGATGATTCCTAAAAGTCAAAGTCAATAGGCCCTGCATTGACATCAATGTTACTACCTGGTTTCAATTTGTTATATCCCCAATAACCTACTCCCAAAGCAGATATCAAACCAAATGTTTTCAATATGTTTCTATTTTGATACCCATTTGGAGTTTCCTTTTCCTTTTCCTTTTCTTTTTCTTTTTCCTTTTCCTTTTCTTTGAGAAGGAAATCGATAAGACCCTTTAAAACATATTCAGCATCGTTAGAGATTTTGTTGGACCCCAATGTCCCCCAATTCTTTCCATAAGAAATACACTTTACAACGATGTGCACATAATAAGTTACACCGTGAAAGTCGTATTGCCTTCGAGAGGTTTCATTTGGTTCCATATGGCCTCTTCTGAAATTGACGTTCAAATTTGAAAGTTTAGAAATCGGAAAGAAGTGTCTCGAACCTTGTTCGTGATTTATCAATTGAACAAATTGACTACGAGATGAGTCGCTTACATAAAACTTTGCAAGTGGTGCACTGATGGAATTGACTTTTGAATGATTGATTTGAGAATCTAAATCAGATTCCATAAGAATACATTCAGTCCCCATAAGATTATATCTAAATGGCGCTTCAATTACATTACGGCCATTGATAGAAATGGATTCATACACCAAATCTTCAAACCCAAGAACACGTCTGCAAGAGCTCTTTTTCATATCAAAAGAGAATTCGGCATTGCTATCATTATAAAATCTAAATCGTCCTGTCCCTTCAATCACTTCAATCTCAATTTGGTCGTGGTCTAGAAATGAATCTTTGAGTCTTTGTATAAGATCAGTAGAGTCATAATCGCGGGCGGGGATATGTATTGGATCACGCGATTCACCGACGTAGCTATAGTACAGACTGTTTCTCTCAGGCTCTATTGTATATTCTGACCTAGGGATCAATGCAGAATTGACCTCTGCTGATATCACATTTGTCAAAGGTGTTTCAAGTTTGTATCTCGTCTCAGAAGTGTTTCCGGTGAGATATAAAAAATATGTTTCTATAAATCCCATTTTCTCCAAGGAGTCAACACTCAATGTGTCAGTCATATAATTTTAAAACAAATAAATGTATGTGCCTTAAACATAATGTTAGTCATCTTTCTTGGCAACAATGATATCTTCTAACATGTCTATCTGTCCTTGTAAGGTTAGTAAGTTAGTCAAAACTTTTGTTAATGAATTCTCCTGTGTTTCCGCAAGAGTTTGAACAGATTGTTTGTGGTCTCTAATTGATTGATATGTTGTTGGTGGTTTTGCATATGGTTCAAATGCACTCATATTAACTTTCGGTTAGATAATAATTACCCACAAAAAGGTCGAATATTGAAACAAGAACGTTTTTGATGCGGAAAGATTATAGTCAAATCATCTGCATATACAGGTTTTTTGATGAAATATTCAAATGAGTGAGCTTCACTTTCAAATGTTTGACTTGCATCAAGATTGACAATACCAATCAGTAATTTAGCCACAGGCAGCTTTGTTCTCTTGTATTTTGATAATTCGATTATAGCAATATCAGCGCGTTTTTTGAACGTATACCATCGATGACCTAATGCATCTTGGATGTATGTATCTAATGCAGTTGACTCTGTCACGATGTTTATTACAGGTTTCATTTTTAGAATCTGTAACCTTATCTTTTGTATGAAGAATTTGTAGTATTGGTCTTTTGAAAAAGATGATCGTATTTCATTGTTATAGGGGGTTATTTAGTTGTATACAGAAATCTTGTTTTTATATGATTTGATAATAATGTTTAGATTTTGTGTACAAATCTTTTCATGTTCATCTTTTTGTGTATTATCTGAGAGAAGTCTATCGCATTCATCCAAAATTGCGGTATTATTCTGTATGTATAAACATTCATTTTTGAATGAGTGTATCTCTCTTTGAGTCAATTTGTTTTTTCCAAGAACTACATCTGCTGCTTTAGTAAATATACGCATTATGGTTTCGTTTAAATCATGACTTAGGTGCAAATCTTCCATTAATACACTCAAGAAAAGTATTCTTAAACTTGTTCTTTTGTATAATCTAGAAGTCTGCGTCTAACGAAAACACGTTATCTGACTCATTTGACACATCTGTATGAGTTTTCGAATACTCACCAACTCGTTTTTCGAAGAAATTTGTCTTACCATCTAGTGATATATTTTCCATAAAATCAAAGGGGTTTGTGCTGTTATAAATTTTAGAATATCCCAATTCAAGAACTAACCTATCAGCAACAAACTCAATGTATTGAGACATGAGCTCTGAATTCATTCCAATCAGTTTGCACGGCAGTGATGAAATGATAAACTCTTTTTCCCCATCAACAGCCTCACTTACAATTGCATGAACAACTTCTTGAGGTAAGCGATTTACAATGTATGAATACATTAGAACAGCAAAGTCTGTATGAAGGCCTTCGTCTCTGCTAATGAGTTCATTAGAAAAGGAAAGGCCAGGAAGAAGGCCTCTCTTCTTCAGCCAAAATATTGCACAGAACGATCCGCTAAAAAATATCCCTTCAATACAAGCAAAAGCAAGAATACGCTTTTGGAAAGACTGTTCGTTGTTCATCCATTTAAATGCCCATTCGGCTTTTTGTTTGACAGCAGGAATCTCTTGAATACCATTTTGCAAATAACGTTTCTCCTCTGGGTCTTTGATGTACTTTTCTAAGAGAAGTCCGTATGTTTCACTGTGAATTGCTTCAATAGCCTCTTGCATGTAATAAAACGCACGTGCCTCAGGGATTTGTATTTCCTGAGCAAAATTAGTGTTGAGATTTTCATTCACTATACCATCAGAACCAGCAAAAAAAGAAAGGATGTGTGATACAAAATGGCGTTCATCGGCATTTAAATTCTCCCAATCGGCAGTGTCCTTACTAAAGTCTATTTCTTCAGGTTGCCAAAAACTAGATCTTGCTTTTTTATACATTGAATAAATGTCATTGTATTTAACTGGATATATTGTAAATCTCTTGTTTTCAAGCTCTTCCAATAGTGGTTCTCCAAATTTCTTATTTATTTCATCAAAGTCACCGACCCAATTGTGTTCATAATCAATCATTATCGGAAATGATTTCGCATCAAGAAGTCGTTCTTCATAATTTTCGTTTTTTTTAACAATATCGTACAAACTTGTAACTTGATCATATTCACAATTGAAATGGATCTTCTTAAATAATGTCTTGATTGTATCACATTGAACACATCCTGGTTTTGAAAAGAGAACACGCCCTCGAGGCATGGTATTTATATAATCCTTAAAAGATTTTAATTTTTAAACTTTTTCTTGACATATTACATAAAATGACTTCAAATGTTAAGGTTTCGGAAAAAGGAAGGTTCAGTGTTTTCGTCAATCGTGGTAATGTTCCTAAATACATTTTAAAAGAACTTGAAGTCTTGCAAAAAAAAGTGAAAAATAAACAAAATGATATAAACTACAAATTTGCTGGATATGACAGAGAACTTAATCTTGCTGACAAAAACACTATCAACGTCAAGAAAAAAATTGACAAACTCCAAATTAGATTTGATAGTATTGAAAAGCAATTGAAATCCCTTATGAAGTTTCTCCAACAAAAATCTTCTACTAATAGAAAATCAAGAAAATCAAGGTCGTGATACTTAAACCATTAAGAACAATTTAAAGTTTTAATACATATATCACATGATTATGAATATTGATGGGAAACACGAAGAGATATTAAAGAAATTTAATGAACCTTCGCAACAAATTTCAGGAAAATATTTAAATCTTGAACGCTTATTGTCTACCATTGATATCAATGATTGGAAAAAACGAAACGAAATCATGAAACAAATTTCAGATTTGCAACAAAAACAAGACACTTATGAACAAAAGAACACATATTTGTTAAATGCTGCGAGTATATTAGAAGAATATACAGCAAATCGTAAACCAATACCCCGTACAACAAACGAAATCGGAAATTTGGAAAATTTTAATGATTCGTATTCGCTTAATTCGTTTGTTGTTAAAACATCACATACAAATAAAGGTCACTTATTCAGTCTTTATAATGACCTCACGAATACTAAAACCAAGGATAATGTATCTTTGAAGACAAATGATGGCATCGATTTGATTTGTGATAACTGTGGTTCAAACATGATGACAATTCATTCAGAGGCTGTTATTGTATGCACTGATTGTGGGAAATCAGAACCATACTTTGACTGTTCAGCTCAAGGTATGACTTATGAACAAGAACTTACTTCTGATGTCAATACATCTTTTGCTTACAAACGTATTAATCATTTTAACGAATGGATGGCTCACTTTCAAGCTAAGGATGTTACACAAATTCCTCAAAGTGTATTAGACTCTATAATGAAAGAATTGAAGAAATCTCGAATAGTTAAATCAAACGATATTACTGAAAAGAAAGTAAAAGAGATTTTGAAAAAGTTGAAATTTAACAAGTTTTATGAAAATTCTTCAATTATCACTAACGTATTAAATGGTAAGAAGTTAAAGACTATGGAGCCAGAATTAGAAGAAAGATTGAGATCGATGTTTATGTTGATTCAAGAGCCGTTTGAAAAATTCAAGCCGAAAGAGAGATCTAACTTTTTGAGTTATTCATATTGTCTTTATAAATTTTGTGAACTTCTTGAAAGAGACGAATATTTATGTCATTTTCCCTTGCTTAAAAGTAGGGAAAAGTTACAGGCTCAAGATCGAATATGGAAAGATATATGTGAGTATCTTAAGTGGGAATATATTGCAACAATTTAAAGTTTTTAATCCTTAATGTATTAAATGTCCGAAGATGCTCTCGAGCCTGATCCTGCCTTTCTACAAATCAGTGGTCAAAATTATGCTTTGATTTCTGTTGTGTCACCTTCTTCGAATCAAAAGAATGATCTATGTGGAGTTAAGATCCGCGGTGTGTTTAATACAATCGACGAAGCAAAACAACAAGCTAAGAAAATCCAATCGTGTGATCCAACATTTGACGTATTTCTTGTTGAGCTTTATAAATGGCTCCCGATCCCACCTGATGTAGATATGATTGAAAATAAAGAATACCAAGACGATGTCCTTAACACTCTTATTAAGGAACATAAGAACGAACAATTCCGCGCTAAGGAATTTTTCGAACAACGCAAAACAGAGATGATGAATGACAAAACGGCAAATGTTCAAGAAGTATTCGAGGCAACTGAAGCGACTGTTGAAGCCACAGTTGAGGAATCCGCTGCTGAAGC